CTGTGGACGGAGGTTTAGCGTTTAGGTTCTCGTCAAGCAGATCAGCGTCGATCGGATTGACAGCAATACCATCTGGATAGCGCGATGACCGCACGATTTCCCAAATGACATCGCCGTCACGACCCCATGTGGCCATGGCTTGCCGCCCAAGGGCCATCATGTGCATGCGACCATTGACGGGAGGTGAGTGACACCACTCGCGCCACGCATCCTCTACACGGTCGTTCAATGTCACATCAGGCTGGCCGTCAGCACGGTTCACGCGCGACTGGAAGCGGATACCTGCCTCGCCAACCACATTGTCCTGCAACAATTGCAGGTAACGCTGGATGGTACTGGAATTCCGAGCGAGGAACCGAATACGGTTGCGCATCTTGGTCAGGCTGTTCTGCAACTCATAGTCGGCGGATCCGCCAGTGGCCGGAAAGTCGCCGTAACGAGCAAGACTGCCAGCGGCAGCATACCCACGTGACGCACTACGAACAGAATGCTTAGGGATGTTCGTCGGTGACACCACCACGGGCGCGCGACTGAAAGGCCACGTTAACTTCATGATCCGAACCTCACTCTGATTGTATTATTTTTGGCACCGTTCGACAGGGAACCGCCCGTGCGTCCGATTTCAGCCAAGTAATATTCTCGCCATTGGGTGAGTTCACTTGCTGACATCTTCGTGATCGAGCGAGACTTGATCGAGTACGATTCCACATCACTGTCCGCGCGGTTGTTCAGAATACTTTCGATCTTGGAAACCATCAACTCGGCGTGCGTGCGACGGTCGGTGCTGGTCAGGAAGAATTCCATCGCACCCGTAGACAAGATGAACTCGGCGTCGTCGCTGTTGCGAACAACAATCAAGTCCCAAGTGAAGTCACCAGCAACCCATCCTGCTGCGACCGCCTCGGTCACTTCAAACACCCAATATCCGTCAACTAACGCACCGGTTAGTTCAACGTCTGTGCCGCCACCACCTGTCGCGCGAAACACGTATTTCAACGTCATCGTCGCGTCGTCATAATCAAGGTCACGCCGCCACGCGGTGTACGTCCCTATGACTAGCGACTCGGGTTCTGTGGTGGGGGATTTAGTCGTATCGAAAGGATCAGTCACTTTTCCACCCATCTACCCAATTTCCGCCAACAGGTTGTTCCCTGCGTGGCTTTGGCTTGCTGGTTTTACTGTTAACACGCAATTCAGCCTTGCGCAACTCCGCCCGTCGCTGTGCGTTTAGATCGACAGAAAGCATTTCGAGTGCTGCGGTATTGTAGACGCGCAGATCGAACGGTTCGTTCCGTGCGCGTACCTTAACCCACTCTTGCCGCTTGAACCCCTTGCGGAACGTAGTCATCAGCGTCTCAGCAGTCAGGCCACGAAAATATTCCTCACCATACGACATCGGGAAACGACAACGTCCCGCCTGATCCTCACCTACTTCGTCCGCGCCGGCGTTCAATCGTGCGACAACAACTTCCTTGATCGTATCCACACCGAGTGGGAACACTCTCGACCCACCGAGCGTATTTTTGGACGGACGACCGACTATAGGTTTCCCTGCGCCACCGACACCCTTGATTGCGGTGGTGCGTGCGGTCTGCGCGACATATGCGTACACCGATTGAGTATAGTGACCGCCAGAGTCAATGCACGTCATGCGGGGCACCAACTCACCGAACATCGGATGAACAAACGGTTGCTTGAGCAGTGACGTGAGGTCGTCCCACGGTTGCTTGGTGGACAAGTCGCCATAGATCACATGGTATCCGAGAGACCAACTTCTGTGGTCATCACCCCAACCAACGAACTCAGCTTCCAGACGGTCGTCCTGCACATCGACAGCACCCGTGACCAAAGTCACATCCTCCGGTAGCGGTTCCGTCTCATATTCCTCACGCAGGTCCATCACGTCGGACCACTCTAGCCGCTTACCCTTTTCTTCCCATGTTTCGCCGAGAAACGTGTTCACCCACGTCTTGAGCAATTCGGGGTTCTTCTTGGCGTCGAGGAAGTCTCGCACGCCGTCAGACAGTGGCGCGAATGGGCTGTAAAGCTGGTTGAGGTGATACGACACGTTGCCATTGAACGGTTTAGATGCGCGCCACTCGCCCTCACGAACCGCTTTGTTGCGCTGCTGGTCGTCCCATACCACACCGCAATGGTCACACATGTATGCGGCAGTGTCCGGTTCGCCCGGCGACCACTTCACGTTTGCCCACCGCAATATCTGCCACTCACCGCAGTCAGGGTCGTGGCACTTGCACCAACGGTATCGTTGATCGCCACGTTCGAATTCTTCCTCGATCCGACTGTCGATCTTATTGCCGGGTGTCGATACGAAGATCAATACGCGGTTCCAAAATGTCGTTGTCCGTTTGACGGCCAGTGTTAAAGGGTCGCCCTCGGTCCCTGCTGACCGTTCAAACCTGTCCACCTCGTCGGCCACCACAACGCGCACGGGGCGCGAGGCGAGGCCAGCAGGGGCGTTTGCACCGACCATCGCGAGATTACCCCCTGTGAACTTCTTACCGGCTAGCGTGTTGCCGCTATCGCGCGACCGAGCGTCCTTGACGACGTTGCGTAACACGGGCGTGTCGCGGATCATCGGGGCGAGACGTTCCTTCGAGAACATCTTCATCGAGTCAATCGTGGGTGACACATGAAGTATCGGACAGGGATCGTAGTGCATCAGAAATCCGAGGACGTTCTCAATATACGACGACTTACCCACCTGTGCGGATGTCATCAGCGTGATCCGCCGCACGCCGGGCTTACCCACCATATCCATCGGCTCACGCAAATATTCTGTCGTGGATGTGCGCCAACGACCGGGCGATGCTGATGACTCAGGTGAGAGGCGACGAAACTTGTCGGCCCATTCGGACACGGTAATGTTCGGTGGAGGTTTGAGCGACTTCAGGGCAGCAGATACGAGCGCACCTGTGGACATGAAACTCATTTGTCATGTTTCTCGAAGTGGGTCAAATACCGGTTACGATCCTTGCGCCCATACCACCACTGCGCGAGGTTTGCAGCCAGCGACAATAGCAGCATCGCACCGATTGCTCCGTACTGTAATATGCTGCTGCCAGCACCGGTCACTACACCTAATAGTTCGTCCATCACTCGTCTCCCCCGTACATGGCCACAAAGACAAAGAATGCCTCCAATGGTACGAAAAGTCTAGCTGCGAATAACGTCACGACATCACCGAACCCTGCGCTTGCCGACCAATACGCGAACGCGCCGAACGCCATAGTGAGCATTGTACCACCGAATATGACCAGCCTACGGCACCGGAAAAAACCACCAATGAATTGCGCTGTGGCCGAAGTAATGAACCACAGTGACCACGCCTCGGCAGGTATCGCGTAAATTGCAGCACCGTAAACCTCTGGTCGCATCACAGGGCCGTGAAGGGATTTGGTAAGGAACCCGATTGACACGCCCATCAGCCCGAGACCGAGTAGCCAAATCGTCCGTCGCCAATCATTGAATATCGGCATTACCCGCCGCCTTGCTGACCGTCCAGCTTGCGGTCTATGTTCACCAGTGATCGTGCCATGTTCTCCAACGTCACGTAGGTCCGCTCGTTTACGACGGCCTGTGCAGCCATGGCGTCCCTGATCTCGTCAACCGTTTCTTGTGTTTCAGCTATCGCATCGCCATTGCGAGCAATCGCAGCAGCATTGACATCGACGCGGGCTTCAAACTTCGCGCCCCACCAAACCATACCTATCAGATAGCTGATGACCACAATGATCAGACTAGCGGGAATACCCTTGGTGACATGCCAATGTTCTGTGTTATCAACCATCTTACCGCTTCCCGAAAATAAAGTATGCCGCCCCAACCACTAAAATCCATGCACCCCAACGCCAATCGCCATGAGCCACCATAGCGGCCCCCATCACTGTGAACGACCAATCCACTATGGAATCGGCCAGTACCCACCTGAGCGGCGAACCCGTGGCCCTGCGTAGAATATCAAGCGACACTTCCTTGACGAGATACCCAACAGCGATAAGCCACAGCGGAATACCAACAACGGCAAGCATGCAGCCGACAAACGCGTGTGCCAGACCAACGTCCAGCTTGCGTTTAGGGTCGCGCTCGGCGTAGTCGGATTTTGTGAAGTTATCTAAGAATTTCATGCCCGCACCAGACCTAACGAGGCCGCCACAGCGTCAAAGTGTGGGGCACCCCACTCTGACATGGGCTTGACTGATACGGTAAGTGCATCACGAACCTCGATCACGCGCGCCTCGGACAGCCCGTATTTCTCCCAAGGAACCAGAGGCAACGGCGTCACACCTGACAGCATGTCATAGGTTGTTTGGCCGGATGTCGCATGGAACCCGAAGTGCGTGAACGGTTCTTCACCAGCTGGCGACAAACCTACTGAATACGAGTTAGGCCCGAATTGCAGGATTTGCGACAACAGGTTCGCATCGTCTTTTAAGGCTGCGGGGATAATCCCGACTAGAGATAGCTTTTCCATTAGTTTGTCGTCACGGTCCAGCCGCGCCCCTGTAAGTTAGATTTTGCGGCAAGGCCCGCTGCTGATGGCGTTGACGAGGTGCCTCCAGCTAAAGACAGATCGCCGTTTGACGTTCCGGCATTATCAATGCTAACCAAAATGTCATCAACAGACTGTTGGCCCAATCCGCAATTCAGGAACGCATTATTGTAATCAACGCACGTTGAGTTTGTCAGAGCCGTCCCGACTGTAAGCGTGGCGAGATTACCGCACCCGTTTACAAAAATAGCCATAGATGTAACGCTTGAAAAGTCCCAATGGGATATATCTAGCAGCGTTAGGTTACTACAGGCGTCAAACATGCCTAGGAACGACGTGACGGACCCTGTGTTCCAACCAGTCGTTGTGAACGACGTAAGTCCGCTGTTTTTGCGAAACATCCGTTGCATATTCTGCACACTGCTAACATTTAGAGCTGACATATCTAGGTCGCCAACTTTATATGCCCTATAGAACATATAGTACATCGACAGTACATTTGATGTGTCCCAAATAGTGAAGTCTATTTCAGCTATATTTGTGCAATCGTAGAACATGTATTCTAGACTCGTCACCAAACTAGACACATGGAAATTACTAACAGATGTTAGGGCAGAGTCACCTAAGAACCAGCGTTCCATACTCCCTGAGTAACCAGCGTAGCTTGCAGATGCCCCGTTTGCTCCAAAGTACGCGATTGTGTCGCTGATCTCTTGCGCGGCCATAGCCCCATCACGGATCACAAGGCCTACAATGTCGGAGCCGGGGAAGTATTGACCGCCCAGCGTGTAGGTGCCCGCGGCAAGCGCCATGCTGTAAGCGGCAGTGCCGTCCGTTGTGGCCAGTACCATTGTCCCGGTCCACCCGCCAACCGGGACATCAATCGTGATAGCGTCATCAACCTTGTCTAGAACAAGCCGTGCGGGTGACGTTTGATACATGGGCTCAGCAGTCCCATCAACTTGCAGCCAGTTCGGGCCACCATTGCCCGCCTTGTTATCCCCACGCGCAGCCGTGTCCGTCGCAATCGCAACTTGTGTCGTTCCGGCAACGTCCTGCCATAGCGTCGAAATGTCGAAGGATTCATATAACACCCCATCTTCACCCGATGCGAATAGGTCTAGTGGGCTGAATGCGCCATCTTCGATCACATGCCCGAACACTGAACCGATCACAGCCTGTGTGGTCATCGATACTGGACCTGCCAATAAACGTGTCATATCTGTCCCCTAAACGGCATCGATCAGTTTACCCTGTATCATCATGCGAAACAAACTCACCGATGACAGATCATCCTGAATGAGTGCTTCCACGGTCTCATTCTCTATCAGCCTCAGAGGACCACCAGACGCGCTACTGAACGTCCAGCGACCGGCACCGGACTTATCTTCCTTTGCCATGTTCTTGCGACCCTCGAAGTCGAATGTGGCAACCACGAAATCAGCGTTGTCTTTCGCAGAGGCGAGTACCACACCGGCAGCACTCAGTTGCACACCGTTAGTCAGAGCAGGTCCACTAGCGAAAGTCGTTGACGCAAATGCCGCCGCGCCCTCTATGTAAAACAGAATGCGATACATTAGCAAAACCTTGTTCGCAGGAACGGTGTACCCGAATGTGACGGATGTGACGGATCCGTTCACGGTGAGATCATTACTCCCACCGTTCACCAAGTACGCGGCCAGAAATTGATCTGGATCAACATGTCCGGTAATCGGATCGCCGTCGCTGTTCACAACAACTGTCGCGGCAGCCAAGTTCCCCGAAGCGTCAACGGCAGCGAGCATGTTCTTTGGTGTACCATTAGCATCTTTGCCTGTCACCGAACCCATCGTCATTATAAGAACCCCACTGTCACAAATGTCATTGAGTTTTCAGGCGTAGAGAAATCCAGCCCGTAAAGAATGTAGCTATTGTCAATCACGTTCGCAGTAGTTCCGCGAATTATGTCAGCAATGACCCTATCACATAGCATATGTTGCTGCACCTGTGACTGTGAACTTGTAGGTCCGTCCGATACCGAACTCCAACACCTTCACGGCGTCTGCGGTGAAGTCCTCAACGTCAAGGTACACACCGTCCGCGTGCTTGACTTGCAGCAGAACCGAACCAGCGTTCGCCTGTACTGAAATCACCCGCCCGCCCGTGATCTTGTCGAATTCCTTAGTAGTCGTGTATAGTGCCATGTCATCACCTCGTTTTTCGGGAACGTAACATGCCAACGACCCATTTGTAAATGGTCACAGGGTCAGGCATTAACCACCCAATGACCAGCGCGACGATTAGCGGCCAAGGGGCTTCGTTAATCACGATCTGGTCAACCTTGTCAGACCGCACCTTCACGTCACCTACATTCTGTTCCACGTGGTCAGCAGCCACGTCGCGCAGGACCACCTCGTCCATGTTGGTCGCACCGAGCGTTTGAGTGTTCGTCCGACCGGCCTGTACGTTTGCCGACACGCCGGGCGCGGAAGGCAATAGTGCGCCCACCGCCGTACCCAACACGTCCGAACATCCAGCAAGTAGCAAGACGACCACGAGAATGCGCATCACATACACTGACGGATGCGCTCACGGAGGGCATCACCGACCGTGCGAGATTTGACGACCGAGGTCATCTCAGGCAGCACCATGTAGTCCCACTTGCCGCGCTGACGGACACCGAGCGTTTCCTGCACCTCTGCGTGAGTGAGGACCGTCCAAGGACTTAATGGGATGTCGTAGGTCTCACACAGATCAGCGACTTCCTCGATCATCGCGTCAACCTGTGGACGTGTCAGCGGGTACTTGCCAGCGTCGAACGGACTCTCGACCGCACCACCCATTGCGCAGATAGCCACACCGATCGATCCGGTGTTCAGCGCGCGGGTGTGCGCGGCGTACACGCCGTCCGACGTGTCAGCATTGGCCTCGGGTGCCAGATAGCCGCCGATCACGTGAGCATCACCTCCGACGATGCGGTGATAGTGACGTTTGGCGAAACTCACGTCGTCGTATGTCCCACCGGTCCAGTGCATCACGATACGGTGCAGACCTGACGGGTGAAACAACTGCGTCACGTCGCCAATTTCGTAAACGTCCATCGCTTCACGTTCGGCAGCACGGGTCTTTGGTCCGTCCTGATTGTCGATCTTGCCGGGGTCGAACCCAAGGGCTTTCAAACGGGCCTGAATATCACGAACTGTCAGCATCGGTATCTCCTATATCTTGCCAATCTTCAGAGGCTTCTTCGAGCGCGTCATGTACGCCCCTCTCCAACTTCTCCTGCACAGAATACACATCGTCGTCACCAAAAACAAGCGGCGCAAGCATTGACGGTATTCGCAGTAGACGGGTCCGCACGCGCCCGAGGATGACAGCCCACGCTTCTTCAACGTCATCTGCTGGTATCAGGCGGCCAGCGGACACCGCGTTCTCCATCTCAATCTTGTCGGCGCGTTCTTTCGTAAGTCGCGTTTCCTCGACGTGCTTCTCGACCACCTTGCCGTCAGACTGCTTGGTGCCCTGAATGCGTGAAACATCAGGCATATAGGGGTATGATCCACCAGCACCTCTACGCAGCGTCATTTCCTCACGTACCCATTTTCCGAGCGCGCTGGCCGGATAGCACTTGGTCAATATGTCGAACGGGGGCGGCTTATCCTGCCCACGCCAACGGATCAACGTCTGCACACTGGTGTCACATATCGCTGCGGCTTGTTGGGGTGTCAGCAGTACATCAGTCACGGGCCGCCTCAAGTGCTTTCACTTTCACGTAGGCGGGCACGGACGTGAAGCCCTCGCGCTTGGCTGCATCACGCAACGCCTCATATTGTTCGTCGTCCCATTCGACAACGGATCGTTTCTTCGCCATAATCACAATCTCCTGCGGTTCACCCATCAGTAGCACGAGATAAACATGCCGTCAACGTGTTGACAACGTGCTGCGGACATGCAATGTATGTCAGGAACCAACAACTTACAGGAACGATAAAATGACCATCACACCAGAGCAGTATAAGGAAATCGCCGTACAGCGCGCCACTGTGAACGAGACGCGCCGTGTCACTGCGTCCGGTATGGAAAAGCACATGTACGACATTCACGAAGTCCTCGATCACGGGTTCGTGCGCGTCGTGGATTACATGGGCGATGACGCGGCGATTGTTCAGGCGGCACGTGTGTCATACGGTGAGGGCACCAAGGAAGTGTCCGGTGATAAAGGGTTGATCGACTACCTGATGCGTCACTGGCACTCTACGCCATTTGAGATGTGCGAGATTAAACTGCACGTCAAACTGCCCGTATTCGTCGCCCGTCAGTGGAT